AAGAATGTCAAAGTCAGATGTCTCACAGCAATATTTAGATAGTGCGTTAGCAGAGAGCACTGGTATAGATGGTGCAAGATCAAAAGAGATTAATCCAGGAACAGTTTACAGAAACGGATACGGAATGTTTGATGTTATCACTCCTCCGTGGAATGTATATGAATTGGCAAACTACTACGATACATCTTTTGCTAACCATGCAGCGATTGATGCTAAGGTAGAAAATATTGTTGGACTTGGCTATGAGTTCCAGGTATCACCAAGAACAATGATGAAACTTGAATCATCAGAAGATAATAGTGCAACACAGAAAGCACGTAAGAGAATTGAAAGAGCAAAGATTGAGGTACGTGATTGGCTAGAGTCTTTAAATGAAGACGACTCTTTCACTTCAACTATGGAAAAGGTTTACACAGATCTTCAAGCAATTGGAAATGCTTATCTTGAAATTGGTAGAACAACTCGTGGAGAGATTGGATATGTCGGTCATATTCCTGCAACCACAATGAGAGTCCGTAGATTGCGTGATGGTTTTGTACAGGTTATTGGAAACAAGGTCGTATACTTCCGCAACTTTGGAGCAAAGAATCCAAACCCAGTAACATCAGATACAAGACCAAATGAAATTATTCACTTTAAGCAATACTCTCCACTAAATACTTTTTATGGAATTCCAGACATCATGTCTGCAATTAATTCACTTCATGGTGATGCCCTTGCATCTCAATATAACATTGATTACTTTAGCAACAAGGCTGTCCCAAGATATGTTGTAACTCTTAAGGGTGCAAAACTATCTGCAGATGCAGAAGATAAGATGTTTAGATTCTTGCAGACAAACCTTAAGGGTCAGTCACACAGAACACTTTATATTCCTTTGCCTGGTGATAGTGACAACTCTAAGGTAGAGTTTAAGATGGAGCCAATTGAAAATGGCGTTCAAGAAGGATCTTTTGAGAAGTATCGTAAGCAAAATCGTGACGATATCTTGATTGCTCACCAAGTTCCTCTATCAAAGTTGGGTGGTGCAGACTCTGCTCAGATTGCTGCAGCCCTTGCACAGGACCGCACATTTAAGGAGCAGGTTGCAAGACCAGCACAGGACAAGTTGGAGAAGATGATCAATAAGATCATTCGTGAAAAGACAGACATCCTAGAGTTTACATTCAAGGAACTTACACTTACTGATGAAATTGCACAGTCACAGATTCTTGAGAGATACGTAAAGAACCAAATTATGGTTCCAAATGAGGCAAGAACTATACTTGGAATGCCCCAGCGTGATGGTGGAGATGATCCCCTAGACCTTAAGCCACAACAGGCAGCAGAGGCTACAACTACTAGAGCCAGAGATGGCGAGAGAGCAAACAATAATTCTGACAGCACCTCAACGGTGGCTGGTAGAAATCCTAAAGGTGAAGGGAGAAAGTAATCCCGAATATTGAGATTTTAAAAAAACGGGGATTATAATAGTATAACCATGAATATAACTAAAGCCCATTGGGATTCCGATGGAGAGAATTTACGTCTATCAATGCCTTTCAGTAAGGTTGATAAAGAGCGTCGCTTGGTTTCTGGGTTTGCATCACTTGATAACCTAGACAAGCAAAATGATATTGTAACAGCAGAAGCATCTATGGAAGCATTTGCAAAGTTTCGTGGTAACATTCGTGAGATGCATCAACCACTTGCAGTTGGTAAGATGGTTAACTTTAAAGCAGAAAAATATTTTGATCCAGAAACAAAGAAGTTTTATAATGGAGTTCTTGTTTCTGCATATGTATCAAAGGGTGCACAAGATACTTGGGAAAAAGTTCTTGATGGCACACTAACTGGTTTTTCTATTGGTGGAAGAATGAATAAGTGGGATGACGGATATGATGAAAAGTCAGACTCAGCAATCAGAATAATCAAGGAATATGATTTGGTAGAGTTGTCACTTGTTGATTCTCCAGCAAATCAATTTGCAAACATTGTATCAGTAGAAAAAGTTGACGGTATTGATATCGTTAAAGGTGTTGGAATAGAAACTCAGATTGAAAACGTATTTTGGGACAAAGAATCTGGAATAGTTTTGCTATCAGAAAATGATAACGAGTTAAGCCCAACATCAGGAAACCAGATGGAAAATATAGGATTCGTTGAAAAAGCGGATAATGAAAAAGCAGAAATGATAAAATTCTTAGTTGATAGTGCTAAAGGCATTAATACTTCTAAGACTAACAAGGAGGCAAGTCCTATGGCAAAAACAACAAAAGCAAAAGTTGAAAAGACTGATGTAGTTGAAGATGTACAGGTTGCTCCAGAGGCAGATGCCGTAGTTGAAGATACTACTGAAGATGTTGTAGCAGTTGAAGAAACTGTTGTAGCGGAAGAAGTTGAAAAGTCAGATGAAATCGTAGCAACAGAAGAGACAGTTGTTGAGAAGTCAGATGAAACTGAAGTAGTAGAAGAAACTGTAGAAGTATCTAAGTCAGACGATGTTATTGCTGATGCAGTAACTGAAATCAAGAATACTCTACAATCAGCCTTTAGCGATCTAGTTGCAACAGTAAAGTCTTTGCAGGCAGAAGTTTCAGAACTAACTGCTCTTAAGTCAGATGTAGCAACACTAAATAACTCTGTAAAGGCAGTTGCAAATGATGTAACTGAAGCACGTTCAGAGTTCAATGAGTTTGGAAAACGAGTAGACGCTGTCGAAGCAGACACCGCATTCCGAAAGTCTGGAGATCTCGGCGAGATTATCCAGGATCAGCCTGAAATGGTTGAAAAGTCTCTATGGGGCGGACGTTTCCTCAAAACAGCCGATCTATTCAAATGAACAAATCACTAGGAGGTGACAATATGTCAGAAGAAATTAAGAAAAACCAACCTGGAGAATCAGGTGAACTAGGTGGAACTGCACCAGGTCTTTATCAAGGCCAGGGAGCATTTGCATCAGGTGGTATTGGTGGAGTAACAGATCCAGGTGCTAACACACTTGGCAACATCCCTAATGCTAACTTCGGTTCAACAGCAGGAGCAAACGCTGTCAACCCTTCGGGTGATGCGGCTTCTGGAATTCTGCGCCCTGAGCAGGCTCGTCGATTTATCGACTATGTTTGGGATGCAACAGTATTGGCAAAGGATGGTCGCAAGGTGACCATGCGTGCTAATTCAATGGAACTCGAAAAGGTAAACGTTGGTGAGCGTGTTATCCGTGCTGCTGCACAGGCAAACGGTAACTACACAAACACTGGCGCAACATTCACTAAGGTAGAACTTACAACCAAGAAGATTCGTCTTGACTGGGAAGTTTCTGCAGAATCTTTGGAAGATGGTGTCGAGGGTGGTGCTCTAGAGGATCACTTGGTACGCTTGATGACCAACGCTTTTGCTAACGATATCGAAGATCTCGCTATCAACGGTGATGGATCAACAGGAGCATTCTTGTCGATCATGCCAGGATTTATCCACAAGGCTAAGAATGGTGATGCACACGAAGCAGTTGTAACTGTAGCAGATAATGCTTGGACAACTGACGTAATGCAGTCAATCATCACAGCAATGCCACGCAAGTACCGTGCACTTAAGAACAATCTTAAGTTCTACGCAGGTACAGATGTATTTGGAGGAATCGTTAAGAATAACGGTACACTTGCAGATGCAGTTGCAGAAGCATTCGCTTCACAGGCTGGTGGAACACCAACCAACCGTCAGAACTATCTTGACGGCGTAGGACAGACATTCGGTGGAGCACGTACAACACGTGTTCTCGGAATTGATGTTCAGGAAGTACCTTACTACCCAGCAGGATATGTCGACTTGACATTCCCAGCAAACCGTGTATGGGGCTTCCAGCGTGATATCGTTGTAAACCGTGAGTACGTAGCAAAGAAGGACACAATTGAATACACAGTATTCGTCCGCTTTGGTATTCAGTGGGAAGAAGAAGACGCTATCTCATTCGCTGACGCTGCAGCAGATGCATAATCTGTAGACAGTACCTTTAATGGGGGGCAGGGGTTAACTCTCCTGTCCCCCTTATTAATTACAATGTTATAATACTAACAAGGAGGAAATTATGGAAAATGTAAATAATGAAGAAGTAACTCCCGTAGTTGAAGAATCAGTAGACGCTCCAGAAGTTGTAGAGCCTACAGAACCTCAGTGGGAAGAGCCAGAACCATTCGTATATGTAGTTCCTGAAGAAGATGCAGTAATCACTTCTCCAGAACCATCAGAGAACGGTGCAACACAGCACGGTTCAGTAGCCGAAGGTGTAATTGGTTCAAACGCAGCAGAGCGTCCATCGGCACCTGCAGCACCAGTAGAAGACAACAAGGTTTATGTATATTCTGATAAGAATGTATCATGGGACGCAGCAGGAAAGTTATCAGTTGGTGTCAACCAGATCACTAAGAAGCAGCACCAACTTTGGAGTTCAAAGTCTTATGTTAGACTTGCTACAGATGAAGAAATCCAGGGATCTGGACTTATCTAATCATGCAATTACTAAGGATTCCGCCATATAAGAGTACGTTAGTTCTTGATGTGCCTGGTACATCAGAATGCACTTACTCATTTAAAAATATGGCGGGATCTTTGTATGCAGACATAACAGGAGAGGTAACTCCAAACTCAGATGGGCAGATAGTAATACCTCTAGCAGAGAGCCTATTCAAGTATGATGCAGAATTATCTTTGACTGTTACTCAGAGCAACCTTATAGTTATAAAGGAAAACGTTTCAGTAGAAAGACCATACTCAAGATCAACTTCAACAGTTGCATCTGATATGGCAGCATATTTAAAGTCAGAAAAACTAGCAAGATTAATAATTGACTCAGTAATTCCAGAAGGATTTTACTTAAAAAAGACCACCCTACAAGTGCGTGGCAATGGTACAGACTACTTACCATTTTGGGATAACGTTGCTAATATTTTAACAGTTAGAGAAAACAACGTCTTGATTTATGATTCCTCACTAGAAGATAATCAAAAGGTTTTTAGAGTTGAAGGTGGAAACCTAATTGTTGCATATGATGACATGCAGGTAAATCGATATGAGTCTAAGCCAATAACAATTCCTATGGCCCCAACAGACAACCTAGACGGACAGGTAATTAACTATAGCGGTGTAGATTTCCCACAGTCATACGACTATGTAATTGAGGCAGAGGTTGGGTATCTATCTGTTCCATCAGACATCAGAGAAGCATCAGAACTTTTGGTTCACGACATTGAGTGTGGTAAGTTAGATTATTATAAGAGATACATTACATCATACAATACTGATCAATTTAAGATTCAGTTTGATAAGTCTATGTTACAGGGAACAGGGAATATTCTAGTAGATAAGATACTTTCCAAGTATGATCTACCACTTAATAAAATTGGGGTGCTGTAATGGTTATTTGCGAAACCCCAGACTTCACATTTCCAATGCTTGCAGATATCTACTATCCTATAGTAGAGCAAGGTTCTTATGGAGCAATCAAAAAGCAGTGGGTCTTGGATCGAACAGTTGCTTGCAGTGTTTCTGGACTGTCTTCTAAGTTAAGAGAAGAAGTTAAGCCAAACGTAAACATCACACAAGACAAAAGTTTGCAGGCAAGAGTAAAGACAGACATTCGTATATCAGAGACTGGAACTAACTTTGCAATAACAAATGTTGTTATAACAAATATTCGTGACGCATCTGGCAACTCTATCTATAATGAGACAAGCGGAGTAAGATCTGGCAAGCCAACAATATATGAGATATCAGCACTTGAGCCATGGACAGGTGCCTTTGGTAGCGTAGAGTATTTTAAGTTAATAATTAGAAGATCAGAGAATCAGGCGAGTGATGTGTAATGAAGACTACATTCAACACAAGACAGTTTAAGAAAGATATGAATAACATCGTTGATTATTCAATGGGATTTTTAGAGGGAGTTCAAAGCGGTAAGAAAGCAATGCTAGATCTTCTTGGAAGAGAGACTATACAGTTACTTAAAGAGTATGTAGACTCAAATGCAAGGGTAAATCCAGAAGCACTTCAACATGTGTACGAATGGTATCAATCAGGTATGGCAGACGGAAGACTATTTGATGTTGAATACACTGTTAGCAATCTAGGTCTATCTGTTAAGTCTACATTCAGACAATCAACTACTATTAAGGATGGATCTAGAACTCCATTCTATGATAAAGCAAGAATTATGGAAAACGGAATCCCAGTTGTGATTAAGCCAAAGTTTGTAGAGGTTTTATCATTTGATATAAATGGCGAACAGATTTTTACAAGAACTCCAGTAAAGGTAAAGAACCCAGGCGGAGATGTTCAAGGAAACTATGAGCAGGTTTTTGATTCATTCTTTAGCAGATACTTTACACAGGCATTTTTACGAACAAGTGGGATAGCCCAGTATTTGGAAAATCCAACAGTATACAAGAAGAATATGTCTGCTGGTAAAAGAGGCGGAAGAGCAATTGGCGTATCAACTGGATATAGATGGATTGCTAATGCAGGGGTGGCTATCTAATGGCAGCAATAATACATCATCCACCAAGCATTATTAATAAGTATTTATCATCAAAAGTAGACGAAAGATTTGGTACAGGACAAACTACATATTTCTTCCCAACCTTGCCAACAGACATAGATTCCTTAACAGAGACCTTTCCAGCATCAAACGGTTTATTTGC